ACGTAATTAATGTTGTTGATCCGTTCCACGCTGTAGTTCACGTCAATGGAACCACCGCCACCACTCATTCCGCCACCTGCATCACCGCCAGAACCATCAGGAATAACAGCAGAGCCACGAGCGCCACGGGCATAACGTCCCATGGCTTCATTCATCTTGCTTGCTGGGACGACGTACTCAGGTTCGCCACCTTCACCGATTAATGCGTTAGTTGGCTTGTTAACAAAACCGCCCTCGGCAAAAGGCAGAAGGCCAAGAAGGCCACTTCCTCCCTCGCCTCCAGTGCTAAAGCTACCAATGCCTTGCTTAAGGAACATTCCGCCAACCGACTTCAGGATGCCTGACAGAGACTCGCCAAGTGACTTACTGCCTGTAATTGCGTCTTGAATGCCTTGGACAAGGCCAGACTGAATCGTCTGCCCAATGTTTTCAAACAAAGCCTCAAGGCGTTGAGCCTCAGTTACTTGGTCTTGCAACCCCGCGACCTTTGCAACCTGTGCTTCGACTTCTGCTCTGTTTAAGCCCGTAGTGGAATTCATAATTCTCTCCACCTCTTGCTTCAGCTGCACCTCTCGCTCGTTACCATCTAATTTTGCTTGAAGAAGCTCAGCCTCTTCGATAAGAGGTCTTATTGCATCTTCTCTGGCTTGCTTTAGGTCTATTACGTCTTGCACATCTTGCGCAAGAGCTGCACCAATAGCGCTGCCTTTTTCTGCGTCAAAAGCTTTGTCAGTAATATCTTTAATTTCTTGACGCCTCTTAGCAGTAATTCCTTCCAGCTTGTTAATTCTTTCTAGCTGATCGGCACGCCTAAATTCAATATCTAGCAAAGTTTTGCTTAGCTCAGACTGACTTCCGAGAAGTTGTATTTTACGACTTTCTTCTTGCAAAATATTGCCGGCAGTTTTTCGTCCTTTTTTTTCTCTGCCTAAGCGTGCTTTTTTTTCTGCTTCTGTTTCTTGGCCTAATTCCTTGTTAACTTCATCCATGAATCCTGCCCCCATCTTGTCAAAGTTAGGAAAAGGAACGTCAATTTTTAGTTTAATGACTAAATCTTTGCGAGACTCAATTTTGTCAAGGGCTTCGTTTAGTTTATCCAATTTTTCCCTAGCAAGTTGGCCCGAACGCCCTCCGCGTTTTAGAGCAATAGCGAGTTTATCAATTTCTTTTTGTACTTCTTGAGCCTCATTATCTAGCTCTTTTGTCGTGTTGCCAGTAATGGCTACAACATCTTTAAATCTTTGAATTTCTTTAGAAGCTCCGGCTACTGCAACACCAATAGCAACCAAACCAGCTGCGGCGGCTACAAACGGAAATGCTAAAATAGCAAGTTTTGCAGCAATTAATGCACCTTTGACTAATAAAATTGCAGGGGGCAGCGCAGCAAACGCAATAGTCAAAGCAGTCGTTCCAACAATTATTGCTTTTACGGGCTCAGGCAAAGCAACAAAGGCTTTTAAAAGCTCAGTCGCTCCATTAACAACAGGCAAAATAGCAGGCAACAATTTGTTAGTTGCTGTTTCACTAAAATCAACTGCTGCATTGCTTAAATTTCTAAATTGTTGACCAGGGCCTTTGAGCGCCTCTGCCAACTTGCCAGCACCTTCTCGATTGACTCTGGCTAATGCACTAATAACAACAGGCGCAATAATCTTTCCTTCTTCGCCTAATTTTTTAAGAGCCCCAACAGTTACATTTAATTCTTGAGCAATGGCTTGTGCAACTAATGGCGCTTGCTCAAGAATTGAATTAAGTTCTTGGCCTCTTAAAACGCCACTGCCTAAAGCTTGTGTTAACTGCAGGAATGCACCTGCAGATTCAGATGCCGTCGCACCAGCAAGTCTTGAAGCAGTGTTGAAACCATTGAAGGTTGATTCAATTGTCTCAAGACTCATGCCCATGGGCTTTAATCGAGCCAGCAGACGCGCAACCCCAGTGTTTGCTTCTGTTTGACTTAAGCCAAACTTTTTAGCGGCACGTTCTGCAATTGCTAAAGCCTCAGCAGTATCTCCAGTTGTTGATGTCAACAGCTTGATTCTTCTTTCTGACTCAATTGCTGATATGCCTGTTTCGATAATTTCTTTAGCTGCTATCGCGCCACCAATACGTGCAAAACCACCACGCAAGCCGCTAAGGCTTGCATTAAGTTCTTTTGCTTCGCGAGCTGCACCTTTAAAACCACCCCTAAGTCTTTTGGTTGCTCGTGCACCAACCTCACCAAGATTATGCAGAGCGCCTTGGACACGCCCCATAACCTGTTGGACTTTCCTGCCTTCTCTATCAACCTGCTTAAGAGCGGTAACCGCCTTAACAGCATTGATAATTAGCTCAACACTGGATACTGCCACGACGATCTAGCGATGCAAAAAGTCTACCGCCGACTCCGCTTAGCGCGATCCATTGCCTGCTCTTGCAGTTCACCCTTTAATTGGAAGTACGCAGCAAAATGCACGAGCTCCGCATCGGTTAACTCCGTGCGAAGCCTGCTAAGCGTCATTCCTAATTCGCAGCACAAGAAAAACTCAAAATTGAGCCAACTGTCCTGCTTCAGTCGTTTTTTGCTTCTTCAAGGTCAGCCTCTTCGCCAAGGCCAAACAAGAACAGCTCAAGCTCATTCAACACAGACTCAGGCAATTGCCGCTGAAGCTTTGGCGCATCGGCAGAAACAAAAGCTTTTGAGCCATCTTCAAGCTCTGCCATCTGGCACAGCATCTGCGTGCTGATGTCTAATGCTTCTTCAGTACCGGAAAGGCTTTGTGCTTTTTTGCGGTCAGCGCGTGTGATCGGCTTGAAAAACAGATCAACAACTTTCTTGCCTTCAGCGTTTTTTAGTTCAAACTTGCGACGCTGGTTGAGATCAAATGCCCCAACCAGCAGATCGACGGTGCGATTTTGAGCCATTAAATAAAAGCTTGCGCTTAAATTATAGCTTTATCACTGAAGGTTGCCGGTGATAGTACCGCTAGTGATGAAATTGCAGCTAACGATGTCAATCTCGCCAACAGTAGAAGTGATTTCCATGTCAGTAATGATTCCAGCAAAGCTCACAGAGTCGCTACCACTAGTCGTGCCAGTCGTAAACAGCTCAAACGTTGCATCTGCAGGATCTGAAGTCGTCAAAACGTCTTCAAGAAAAGCAGCTTGTCCAGTCGCGTCAGGGTCATAGACCAGCTCAACGGTGCCAGAGCCACTAATCATGCTGCCAACAAAACTGCGGAAAGAGTCTCCGTGTTTTGAGACATCTAATGTTTCCTTGGTGGTTGAAAGGCTCCAGCTACGAGTGCCAACAACGGTGGCTTTGCTGCCGCCTGCTGCTTCAAACTGAACGGCGCCTTGTTCGCCTCGGATTGTTGCCATGGTCAGAGTTCCTCGATGGATTCAAAGGTCACACGGACCTGGGTTTGAAAATAGCCCTCGGGTGGTGCTGAAAGCAATACCTCTGGACCTGTTGCAGCGTCGAAGAAAACCCCCGACACGATGACCCTATTGTAAAGGTCTCGAATCCTTTTGCCGATAGTAAAATTAGCTCCCGGACCAACCCCTGTGGCAGAAAAAATGCTGATCACAACAAGACCAACAATTCGATTCTGAGAATCAGTTGTTAGCCCTTGGCTTAAGTACTCACTAGCACCAAAACTTACAAGACATTGCACAAATGACGAATTAGGCGTCGGCTCAAATGCCATGTTGTGAAACACAACAGGAATGACCGGGCTGCTTGCCAGCTCAGTTGCTAAACGAGTTTCAATAATTGACCTGATGGTATTGAGATTGGCTGCTGCCATCAGATCCCTCCAGTAATACGCCTAAGAATTTTAGAGAGACGAGTTTCAATGATCTCATTCATGATGTTTTCTGGGTAACGCTTAACGACTGGAGGAGTCCCTGTGGTCTTAGGTGGGCTCCCTTTACCAGGTGCATACTTACCTTTCCAAGAGGGTGGCATCGACTCCCCAAACATCACAGCCGGGGCATAGTCCTGTGTATTTGATCCGTTCGGGTTTAGCTGCGAACTGACGTAAACACGTCCCGTAAACCTATCAACAGATTGTTTACGCCATGAGTTGATCAAAGTACCGGTTACAACCGGTGTCCCAGGCCCTGGCGGACTTTCTGTCCTTAGCTTGACGTACAATTCATCGGTCAATCTTGAAACCAATCTTTCGAGCTGCGATTCAAACAATCCCGCGACCTGATCAACTCGGATATTTGCAG